GTACCAACCTGAGTGACCTTTGTGATGGTGCCATTCGCGGCTACCTGCACAATGTCGCCGTTGGCGATAGCGGTGTTGAACCCAGAAGTAATGGGTAATTGGCGTGTGGACCCAGAGAAGGGCCGACCACCAATGGCATTAATGGGGCGCAAACCGTATGGGCTAGATGTAAGGGCCATTTTAGGCTCTCCTTCTATTACGATTTTGGTTCAATTGAACCTTTCTAAGCAAGTCAGGACTTGCCAAATGAGGTGCGCGAGGAACGCTCTGAGTTTAACACAGGCATCCTCGGATCGGATTCGCGCATAAAGTTTCTATCCACTGATTCCATTTGATTCTTTGCAGTGTATAGCTGACCTTCTTCACGATTGTTTGCTTTTTCAGTTGGAATGCTACACAGTAGCAAGCCACCAACTTCAACATTATCTTTGAACCTAGAATCTATGTCAGACATGATGTGAAGTTCAGGATACTCAGAAGCTAAAACAGGGGTATAACCCTCTCTGAATCGAGATGACACGTTTGTGTTGTCTGCATTACCCAATGTAGATGTGCGAACATAGCGGAACTCTAATCCATCTCTAGGTTCGGGGGTTGGAAGCATACTTTGACGTGTCCACGGCTTTATACGCTCGGACATTTCGCGAGTTTCAGATTCCCGTGGTTTCTTTGATTCAGCCATTTCTTGACTCCTTGAGTGCTTGCGCTGCGTACTGTTCATTCGTTAGACCAAGCCTCTTAGCGAGAGACGCTTGAGATGGTGACAGTGTCACCGTGCGTGATTTATTTGTGCTACGGTTGGCAGGGGCAACCACGTTACCCGTTTTACGGGAGGTTACAACATTGTGTTTGTTTTCTCCAGTATTAAATTTATCAGGAAATTGAGCCTTCATGGCATCGTCAATTTGCCTGTAATAATCATCGCTACCAACAGCAACTCCGTTGGTGGCAAGTTCTTCATGAACTCCAAAGGCAAAGCCTGTCATTCTCTTGTCAGGTCCAAACCAAGTGTTCCTCTCAGACCAGTCTTTTGTTCTTTGATCTGGTTCTTGAACTGCTTCTTGAGATGGTTGAAGTTTAAACTCTGAAGTTGGTCGCTGTTGAGGTTTCATCCTCTGAACACGATACTCTTCATTGCTTATAGCATTTAAAGTTTCTTGAGCAGCAATGATAGCATCTGAGTCACCAAGGTCGTAGGCCTCCTTGTATGCAGCCTTTGCTTGAGCTTTATCTGCTGTAATTCTGCGTTTTGCTTGATCGACTATAACGCCTTCGCCTTGCTCCAGCGTTTTCTTTAATCGCTCATTCTCTTCGTGAATTGTCTTGGCGTAATTAACGGCCTCTTCACGAATTTTAATGGCCTCTATCTTATGCCTTTCGGCTTCCTTGATATCAAAGGTCATTTTCTTAATGCGCTTTTGCACACCAGCACTATACCCAGCTATCTCTGTTTCTGTAGGTATTTCAGATGAAACTTCCTCAGAAGTCTTGGGAGAATCAAAGTCTTCATCATCAGAGATTTCAACTTCGATTGAGTCAGTATCTTCCAATGCGCCTATTACTGTCTCGTTTTCACCTTCAAGGTCTAAAGCTTTATTGGTCATACTCTTGTATACCCCCGTGGGTCATCTACTACTGCTTCAACTGTGTCATCATTAATGATCCTAAATTCTTTCCCGTGAATTTTAAAACGGGTTCCAGAATATGATCTAAAAATAATAAAGTCGCCCTCTTGGCACCAAGGGCCATCTGGAAATCGGCTTTTGTCTGAGTAGGCTGATTCACCAACCTTCATAACAAATCCAATAATAGATGCTGTTTCTTCAGAGTTTTTGAGTTCATCTGGCATGAAAACGCCACCTTCTGTGGTGTCTTCTATATCAGGCATTGCTATTAATACTTTATAGCCTGAAGGTATTGGGAGTTTTTTGAGAGTCTTTTCTGATACTTCTGTTTCTGCGTACATTTCTTGCTTCCTTGCAGTGACTTTAGGCTCACAGTACCTTGCGTGGGACTACCACGATGTTTCATCGTTAGAATAAAAAAAAACAACTATCAACACTAACTCTCTAAAAATCTTTTCTCCAGCTCTTCTAACTCTGACATTATGTGTTGATATGCTTTGTAGGAGCCTACGGAAGTGCAATAGCTGTTATAGTCTGATGCACCCCCATAAGTTAGATGATACTTGATATCATCCATCTGGCCTTTGATTTCCTTGGTTAGCAGTGTCAGGATCGTTTCTTCCATTTTCTAATCTATCCCTTTCAGAGATTTCTGTTTCCAGTAAGGTCTTTGCTACACTCAAGCTAAGGTCAACGCCTTCTTTCTTGGTTTTGGCCTCAGCCTGACTAAGTTCTATACCAGCCTTTAATCCAATTTGTGCGCTGACACGCTTGTTCTCAGATTCAAGCTTTGCTGCTTCAAGCTGCAACTTTCCAGAGTCGAAGTTTATTTTGTGCTTCAGCTCCTGTTCCTTTATCGCCAGCTCTTTCTGCTGTATCTGAGTTAAAGGATCGTTCTGCTGACGTTGATTTTCTTTTTGTTTTGCCTCTGCTTGATCTTTCTTCAGAAGCTTGTCTGCCGCCATAGCGGTCAAACGAGACAGCTCTACCTCTGCATCCTCAGGGAGAACTGTGTCTATGCTAGGCATTTCCACGCCGAGGTTCTTCTGTATCTCCACTCTGTACTGCATCGCTACGTGTTCGGTCACATGAGTAGCCATAGCGGCCTGTATAGCTGGAGCAAACGGGCTTTGACCTACAATCTGACGTAGCTTGGGGTCTTCCATTGCCGCCATGTGGACCTGAATATGTGCCTCATGATCTTGGTACATAAAGGCCTTTACAGGCTCTTGCTTCAACATAGCCATGTTCTCTGTTACTGGGTCCATTGGCTTGATGTCATCTGGTAGCTTAATGATGTCACCAGCGTCCTGAATGCCCAGAACCTCCAACATCTGACGGTGTAACTTGCCCATGTCATACAATTGAGGTGCCTGTTGCGCTAACTGTAGCGCGGCTTGGTACTGCATAACCCTTTGAGCCATAGTAGATGCGTTGGGGTCAGACACAGGTACAACATCAACACGTCCATCGAAGTCATCGATGCGGCTAAAGTCACCGTCCATCTCGTATGCATAGTCTTCTGGCATATAGTCACGGATAATACGCGACAATAAACGAAGTTCTGTCTTCATTGATGCGTGTATACGGGCCTGTACCCCAGACATAACCTTCATAGAGCGTTCCATTAGGGCCAAAGTGGTCCCAACGGGTGCCTGAGGGTTCATATCTCCTACTTGTACGTCTGCAACCGATCCAATGCGGCGTCCTTCTTCAACAACGTTTCCAAGTAAAGCGTAGAGTACGCTTGATGGCTCTTTGTACGGGATAAAAGTGATTGAGTCGCGTATTGCGCCACCTGGTACGTCCACATCCCTAAATTCACCTGGCATGAGAGGCGAATCGTCGCCTTTGATGCGTAAACCCCTAGCCTTGAGGCCAGCAGGTAGATTCGACAACGTGCCAGCGTCAATAAGCTGGCGAAGTATTGAAGTCGCAGATTTAGCCAGACCCCCAATGAGGTGAATAAGTCCCGTACCGTAGAACCCAAGTCCTGGAAGGTATCGGTAATGAGTGAAGTGTTGAATTTTCTTTTTCTTATTGTCATCTTCTTCCCAGTTTGCTCTGATTGATAGTATCGTTCTGGACGATTTGTCGATAGTTATGACGTATGGACGAGCTATACCGTCTGGGTCATCGAAATCCTCTGGCATATTGAGGTTAACATGCATCTCAAGGATGGTATGACGGTCATCATCAGACATAACGGTGCTTTCACCGTCTAATTCATCGTACTTTTCTTGAATATCGGAGTAATCAGGCTCTGCACTAGGCAGCTCAACATCACGATAGAAACCATTTACCTGAAGTTCCAATATTTCATTGGGTGTTTTCTTCATAACATGGGTGTAACGTGGACATGCCATCATATCTGTGGCACCGTAGGACGCAACAAAGTCTTCTGCTGGCACAAACATGGCGCAAGGGCGCTCCATGATGGGGTCATAATAGACCTTCTTGAACGCAGAACCTGCAATAGGAAGCTTGAACAGCATTTGCTCAGTCTCATCTCTATATTCGGTCATTTCTTCCGTCAGCATGTAGTTGAGTTCTTTTTCTACGCGCTGGGATTGCTCATACTTCTCTGGCGTGAGCTTACCAAGTATCTTAGTCCTTACTGGCCCAGAGGCTGGGAATAGCTCACCCATAGCCTGTGCCTGAAAGCGAACCACTGCTTCAGTCATAATTGGGTGAAACACACCAGACGCACCAGCCCAAGGTTGTTGACGGTCTTCAACCTTCATTCCCAACAGGTCTAAGCCTTTAACATAGGCCCTAGCCCAATCCTTTCTGGATTCACGGTCAGCTTCAAAATCAGAAACCAACTCGGATGCCATTGATTCAAGGTCTGACTCATCTATAAACTCGGATAGGTTGCTGTCATGCTGAACCTCAACCTCTTCCTCGTCCATACCACCCGTAAAATCAACGACAACACTGCCGTCATCTTGCTCAAATGATATAGCGTCAGGGTTAAGAACCTGAACCTCAACCTGAACCTCTCCTTCATTTTCTGCAACATCAACGTCAGAAGGGTCTAAAGGTTTGGTAATAGCCATATCGTCATCTCCAGTTTTGGTTCAATTGAACTTTTACACCAAAAGGCGTAAAATATAAAGCCCTAGTAG